TAGAGGCAGCGCCCCAGATTCAGCAATGGTGCTGTAAACACCCTCCGCCCCGGAACCGTTATCAGGCGCATTTTGTAGGCGAACGGTTAACGTTGCCGCTGCCGTACCAGATGTAAAGCTAGTTGCCGCCAATACCAATACGGTTAAAGGCGCAGCGCCAATGCCCATATCACGGTTAGAACCCATATCAATCTGGTTTGCTGAGTCAGCCGTGGTTGTAACTGCTTGGGCGGCGCTGAATTGTAATTGTTGGTCAAGTATCATGAGTTTTTCCTTTAAACTACGCGAGCTTCGGTGTTGAGAATAGAATCAACGGTGCGAATTGGAATGCCTAGGAAGTTGGTTTGAATTTTACCAGCGTATTCAGATAGGCTTAATTGCATATTGTGTTTGTTCGAGGCCTGAATGTTCAAATAAGTACGAATCAAACGGTTACAATAAATGACCGTTTTGCCCATGCTCATTTGACCGCCATCAGAAGCATCGGTTTTTTGAACTGAACCTTGACCAGCAGGAAGAGTTTTAATCAAACCAAGTCCGCGATGGATATATTCCACAATATCCGCAGCGTTGTTGCCAGTTAATAGCAATGCATCAATGTTAGCAATACGCACCACGTACTGCCAATCGGGTACACTAAGACCAGTCTTCCACTTGTAATGTGATTTATATGCTTGATACTGGGCGCTAGATGCACCCACTGCCGTCATATGGGTTACTTCGCCTAAGTCTTTATGCTGCAACCCTGCTTGCGAGCCTTTAGGGAAAAATCCGTGGCACGTTCCCTTGCCCCACACAACAATCCAAATAGAAGTATTGGTAGAGCCAGTGCCGCCAGCATCTACAACGTTTTTAGCAGTTTGCGCACTTGCAAGGTTGAGCGTGCTAAAGCGTGGGGCTAAACCCATAATTTGTGCTGGCGTGCTCAATGCGTTTGAATAGATATACGCCTGAGACATTTGCTGATTCATGCCCTCTAGCACGGCCATATCTTCAGACAAGCGAAACGCGGGAGTGTTACCATTCAGCTCTGCTAAATCTTTATCAATGGTTGAGTAGCACTCAAGAGAACCAGCCGTATCGGTAATCTGCGCAGTTTCAGATTTAACATCGCCGATACCTTGGTTAATCAAGCGCCATGTGGCTTGCGGCAATCCAGTGCGCACCGTTGTTTGATGCCCAGTAGGAAGGTTTCCTTCCAGCACCAGCATATCTTCAAGCAATTCATTGGTTTGCGAAAGCAAATTCACAATAGTGGCAATACTGCCGTCCGGATCCATGCGGCGGGCATGGTCTGCGTATGTGCTATATTGATTGCCGATTATGGGCATAATTTAATCCTTTTACGTTTTGCCCTGATTGGGATACAGGGTTTCGGCTGGGTTTTTCTTTTCTTTGGAGCCGGGCACTGCGCCCGGTGTTAATCTTGGCTGTTCATTGAGTGCCAGTGCAATCTTGTTAAATGTCCTAATGAATTCAGGATGATTGCCAACGCCTGTTATTTTGAGCGCTTCTACAAAAGCGGGGCTGCAATATGCAGGATTGTCCCGCAGTTTTGCAATATTAGTCATGGTGCTGTCGTAATTTGCGCCGCCAATTTCAGGGTCGTCTTTAACTTTAGACTGCCACTCTGTTTGCAGCTTGTGCCACTCTTGATAGGGAGCCTTCAGAGCATCCGCTATTTGTGGTGCTAACTCTGCGATAATAGTTTCAGCAGCTTCTTGTGGTATGCCTTTTTGTGAGGCAATTTCAACAAACTTGCTTAATCCTAAATCCTCAGAATCAATTCCCTCAGGAATCTTTAAATCCTTGTATTCAATTGGTTCAGGCTTTGCAAGTTCTTTTTCCGCGCTTTCTTCTTTTTTTTCTCCAGGCTCTTTAGCATCTTTTGATGCATTATTTTCTTCTTTCTTTTCAGCATCTTGCGGCTTTGCATCTGCCATAAGATTACTCAAGGCTTCTGGCGCAGCCTTTGTTTTTGGCGTTTCAATCGGCGTTGATTCTACCGCTTGTGGCGTTTCTGCAACGGTTTCTTGCGGTGTTGATTCGGTCATGGTTTTAGTCTTCCTGTTGTGGTTGTGATTCTTTGGCCATTATTAAATATTCATTAGGGCAAACACGCATAATGTGCGCAAACAACATAAGGCCTATGTTTCGCTCACCTTCTGCCTTCGCCATAATTAGGGGATTCTCGTGAAAGCATGTTGAAAAGATGTGGCAATTTCCCAAAACATCCCACATAAACTTGCGACCATCAACGGTGCGCATCAAGTTAACAAGTGCATTGTCACGCCTTACTTGTTCCCGCTTTGCCAGCTTCTGCAACTTGGCAACGGTCTTTTCATTGCCATAATTTTCTTCTTCGTCGTCTTCAAATTCGCTCATGCTCATATCCGTAAGGGTTGTATTCTTTAATTATTTTAGGCGTTCTATCCCGTGCAACATCTTGACTTATAATCATAATTTTACCAGAAAACATTGTCTTGTTGTTCTTAGAGGTCACGGCCATAAAGTTTCGAGCTTGCTCTTCGGAGGAGAATGAATACGCCTCACGCTTTGTAGGTATCCAGCCAAACGATGAGAAAAAATTACCATCACGCTGTATCAGGTATTGCTTCATCCGAGCATCCTTTCTATGGCGTTCTGACCGCCGCCTACTTGCGTTTCACTTAAGGTCTTTGCGCCCTGTATTGCCATCATGGATTGTTCCAGCATGGCTTGCCGTTGCTGCTGTTGCGCCTCTGCTTCAATTCCCGCTGCAACTTCATCATCAGAATTAATGCCCTTAGAAGGAACACGCAAAGCATCAGCATAGATTTTAATAAGCTCATCCCAGTTAGGCCGCTTGATAACTTTTGGCTCAACCGCCGCGATATTACCAGCAAAGGCCGCAAACTGCTCAATAGCCGTAACCGATGATGCACGCTGTGCTTCGGCAAGCATACTGCTGTATTCCATCTTAATCGGCTTGCCCTGTATGCTTTCCGGCGGCGCTGGGATAAGCCCCTTGCGCTGCATAATTCCAAAGATTCTATCAAGGTCATCATCAAGCTCAGCCTGAATCCGTCCGAGCACCGGACCGAGCTGAATAAGCTGCTCTTGCTTGCGAGCATTAATCTCTGTTGCGGTACGTGTCGTATCAAGATTCGTGACCGTCATGAACAAATCGTTATAGAATATTTCCTTAATGCGGCTCTCAACAAGCGCAATATCCTGCGATAATAGATTGATAACATTAGGGTTAATTTCAAATGCTGGCTTCATGCCAAATGAGCCAACACCTGTTGCGGTGTAAGTCATGCCGCCGGGAATCAGGCTTGCTGGCTGGTTTTTCATAGCAATATCAGCAACCATGGGCGGCAACCGTGCATAGTCAATGCTTTTGCCTTTTGAGAATTCCTCATGCTGAATTTGCTTTGCTGCGCCTAAAGCCGTCATGCCGGGACTGCTGCCGTATGCATCATTGCCCGATAGATTCCAGCGCGTGCATGAGAACGGCTTTTCATAGAAACCGCGCACAGACAAAACCTTATCGCAAGCCGTACCTTTTTCCCAGATAACTTCACGCCACTTAAACACCTTGGGGATAGGTTTGCCAACCCATGTATCATCGTGCTCTTCAATCATCATGCATACAATGATTTCCGTGTTTTGGCCTGCGCCTGATGCATCCTTGTATAGCGTTTTTACCGATTCAGAAACATTCTCAATGCCAAACTTTTTGACCACCTGCGCTACGGTATAGGCGTATTCAAGGGCTAGCGTGCCGACCTTACCGCGCGAATTATTAGCGCAAAAGAACTCCCCAATCGTGGGAACATAGCAGTTGATTATATCTTCGTCATCTTCCTCTATGATGATAGGCGATGTGCCATAAACACATAAATCAAGGGCTTGTGTGGCTTTTGCCTCGTAATAATTGGACTCCTGAAGCACCAGCGATATCAGCGCCTGAACCTTATCAAGCCAGCGTTTTTCTTCGGTGTTATCGTCAAACTCTTGGTTGAATATTTTAGGCACAAACCACACAGAGCCTTGGCTTGTTGTTCCGGCAACGATACCCGTGGCGCACACGTTGGCGGCTAGGATTGCCCGCTCATTAATCACCTTGTCGTTAACTGGATTTCCCTTCGCCTCAGTTTTGTTAATGGATAGCCAAACATTGCGCCGGGGCATCATGTATTGACCAATCTGCGACCAGTGTTTCTACCACGAGTTTCGCGTTTGAC